ACGGCGTACTCCCCCACGATCCGGGTATATTCGGCGATCCCCTCCGTAATAAGCTCCTCAGCGGAAACCCAGTTCAGCGGGTCTTCCTCAGTCGGCCTATACTCCCCTCGCCGTAACAGATGATCGTCTTTTTCTATGAGCCACCTACCTGTGACCCATGCGACGTATTCACTGTTAGTCAGGGCCTCCACCTTGCCCTCCTCTTTCTCCCTCTCCGTCACCTGCCTGCGGCTCCGATTCCACCACTTAAGGCGACCGGCCAATCCGTCAAGCTCGTCCACCGACGGTAGCGGTGCGACCCACGACAACGGTTCCCTGTCTGGTATACACAGGGTCTCTCGCTTTACCCCATACTCGGCCAGCATGAGACGTACACGTAGTGGAAGATTCATCGGAATGAGATCCTCGGCTTCCATGGCGCACCTCGTCTCGTACAGCGTGCGGAGTTCATCATCAGAGAGAGTGCATGGCACTGGAGGAAGATCCCCCGTGGTAGCCCATCTGGCCGTACCATTATAAGGATAGTCAACGTATTTCCGAACTAACGTCTGACACTCCCTAGGTACCCACACCTCAACACTCGTCCGAGAATCCGCGGCTGATAGATGGGAGAGCATAGTCAGGGTATCGTCATCGGAAGCACGGACCGTGCGCTCCCGTTTCTTATCCCCTTCCCATTTGCTCCACCACCGCCGAACTTCGTCTGGGTAAAACTTGAGTCGACCTCCGATCCCTCCCATGCATCGCGGTAGGTGTCGCTTGAGGCGGAAGCTGATTAGAGCCTCCACTCCTTGGCAAGCGAGGATGTCCGACCTGATATAGTGTTTCCACAGTTCGTCAGGGTTGGCCCTCCTACCATCTGCGATTCCCATGAGCAGAGTTGGACGTATAGCGCGAGGCAATATCCACGTTAAGCGGGGGGTGTCTTCCCCAGGGATATCGACTAGAGTTCGGCACCAGAGCTCGCTGTTTACGGTGAACACGTGATTGGATACCAAGGATTTCCCCCGGCTCACACGTCCTCCTACAGCTGCAACCCCGTTCGCCCAGTCCTCACCTCGTTTCTCGTCTAGGAACACGAGATCGTCGCCATTCACACCGCAGGGCCAGGAATCGCGGATCTTCCGACGCAGCTTGGGAGCCGCTTGGAGATACTCACGATGGAGACCTTTTCCTACGAGGAAAGCAACGAGGGTAACGAGACAGAGGATCGGGAAGCTCAGTATGGAAC